ACTGCCCAGGCCAGAATTGCGATTGGCAAACTTAAAATTATCAAAACTGCCTCGTCCTTCCAATCTGACTGACGGGCTTCTAAAAGTTTTCCCTGGTAAGCTTCTTTACCTTCGGCCATACGAGATGCATGCATAAGCTGTGCATCTGACATAGCTATTTTAGTCTTCTGCTTGTTAGCATAAATTTTACTTCCAGCAGAGACGGCTAGTTTAATTGCCGATAACCACATAATTTAGTACCAAGTAGCAGTTTTTTTCTTTTCAGCTAGCATTCTTTTAGTTCCTCTAACCTTTTCCTTGTCTCCTGTAGGAATATAGTTAAAAGCACCATCAGCTGTAGTCTTAGATCTTGGATCTATCTCTACATTCTGACTTGGAACTGCCATTTGTTTTGATTTTTTATAGTTCATCATAATATTATCTCCTTAACATTAATTATCGTCCATTACAATACCTGCTTGATCAATTCCTGACTTTGCAAGACTAACTTTAGCTCGTAATTCGGCTAATTCTTCATTCTGATCTAGTTTATCTTCTGAGATATCTTGCGCTTGCATTAATTTTGCTCTCGCAAGGTCTTCATCAACCTTATCAGCATTTTTTTTACGTTCATTTTCCATCGCACGTAAGTCAACTTCACGTGATTTTAGTTTTAAGAGAGGATCATTGTCAAATTGTGACGTAATTTCTTTTTCTTCCTTCATATATTCTTCAGTCATCTCTGCAATTAAGATAGCTTTTCTAGATTCTACCTGATTTGTCATTGCTTGAAGCTGTGCTTGCAATTGTGGATTAGTTGCTGCTTGTTGTTGCATCATCATCATCTGTTGCATTTGCTCTCTGAACTCTAATTGTACCTGTTCTTGTGCCATTAAACTAATATGTTCTAAAATATTTTTTTGTATTGCACCCATTACTGCAGGGTTATTTCTAACAATGTTAGTTGACATAAAATTTAAGTGAGCTGTCATGTGTGCTCTGTGATCTTGACCAGGAAACGCTTGAAAAGGTTTGCCACCCAAAGCATTGATGTGTTCTAAACTTGGGTCCATCGGTGCTGTTGGCGCCGGTGGTGGTAAAACTGCATCAACATCTTTTACTCCTATCGCATTATACATGTTTCTATAGATTTGATACATGTTATGTAATTGTGGATTAGATGTTGCAATTTGCAACTGTGTCTGTGCCAAAGTAATTCTTTGAGACATTGAAAAAATATTTGGATCAGCTACTGGTATAACATCAACTCTATTATCAAAGTCAGTTTGCTTAATATTTCTTGCACCACCTACAACATCGTATGGATATTCTGGCGGTAAATATTGTGCAACTATTTTAGATAATAATCTAAATTCATTCTTCATCGCTGCATAACATCTTTTGTGAATCGCAGACATTACACGTGAACCACGCTCAAGAAGTGCAACTGTTGTTCCAACAGCCGCTGCTTGATTACCATCGCCCACTTGCATATCAGCAATACTCGCGAATCTCTGACCAGCTTGTACTACAATACCAAGTAAGTTTAATAAAGTCTGTGATGGTTCTTTGTAAGGTAGTGGGAAGAATGCATCTCTTAAATTACCCCCTGGTGCATCTACATCTTTAAATTCACCTGGTTGTATTGGAGCTGCTTCATCTCTAACTCTTACACCTCTTTGTTTAAATCCTGCTGGCAGGTTTGATAACGTACCTGCATCTAATAATTGACGGAGAGCCGCCGTTGCCGTACGACTCAATCCGCCAATCATATGAATGAGTCCAAAGCCATAAAATCCTAGTCCTGGCAGAAATTTAAAATGGACAAAATATTGGATTTTATTTTTCTTTAGATCATCGGGCGCATAGTTTCGTCTGATAGACAAAACTTTCCTATTGCCTTCTTCTACAGTTACTATGTAGGGCAATTTTATTCCAGTTGGCTCACCTTGAGCATCAACTTCTTCAAAACCTTCTAGGTCTAAATTTACATGACACTCTAACAAAGTATATACAGGTTCGTTCTTACCTGTTTTCTTTGTGCCATCTAGTTCACGTTCTTTTTTATCAAGTTCGTTATTTGTGTCTGTGCCTGGTGGGCCTAATTCTATATCGCTATAGAAACCATTAACTTGTTGTTTTCTTAATTCGTTTTCAGAAGTTTTAACAGTGTGAATTACTGCCTCCGCATCGTCTAATGAGGTAGCCGTATACGGGACAATTAATTCATCCGCCGGTACAAATTTAGATACCGCTCTTCCCATTGGTACATCATAATAGATTTTTTTAAAAGTTGATCCTGCTAAAGGTAAATGAAATAACATTGAATCAAATTCTGATTCGTATTCTTTCATCTGATCCATAACTAAATAGTTCATGAAATCTTTAACACGATTTGCTTGTTGTTCTGTACCAGGGTTTTTAATACCAACAACCTGTGTTCTTACAGGTCCATCTGATGGTAGTAATTCTTTGTAAGCTTGTGCTTGAAACTGTGTAACTGCTTCTGCAAGAACTGGGTGAGTTGCACCACTAGCTCCTTGAAACGGTTCTGTTCTGTTTTCGTATTTGAAACCTAAAAGATCTAGTCCTGTAATGTACGCTTGCTCCCATTCTTTTCTGGAAGATTTGTAGTCCATGTAGTTTTGTGCCATCTCGTTTCCGATTGGCTCTAAAACATCATCAGGTAAAAGTTCTGCTAAGTTGTCAAAGTGTGATTCTGTTCCAGGTACGTTGATTGATCCTGGTTCGTAGTCTAAAGTTACACCACCATCTTCTTCTGGGATAACTTCGATTGGTCCTTTTTCTTCTACTGGTTCCTGAACAGCAACATCTTGTATTTCTTCTTCTGAAGGAATCTCAAGTTTGTTTCTAGTGTTCGGGAGTCCTTTGTCTATTTCTGCCATATATTACTCCTAGTAGTTTCTAACACGGTTTTTAAGGGATAGCAACCCTTGTGGATTTGGTCCTCTTACTGGCGCTGTACCAGATGATACACCGGCTAGTTTAGCTATACCACCGCCTGCTAAAGTGCCTCTTCCATCTGGATATAAAACAGATCTTTGTTGAGATCCAGATCCAAATCTATTTGAAGGTTTGTAGTTTGTCATATCTACAGGTTCTCCTCCAAAAGTTCCTTGTGTTCCGTACACTTGTTCTTTTCCATATACATCTGGGCCTTTAGTCATAAAATCTTTTTTTAATTTTTCTTTTTCATCTATATAAATTTGTGGGTCTAATTTTTCACCGCTTAATACATTTTCTCTAAGAACATAATTTCTTATTTGATCATCGGTTGCCATCATAAAATCTCTAGGTGCTGCTGGCAACATATCTAAATTTAATTGCATCTGAGTTTTTTCAGGTGCTGCTAATGTTTCTACATCACTAAGATTATCTGATGAATCTCTATATTTTCTTTTTATTGTTGAAAACAAAGAGTTGGCTGAACTTGCATCATACGCATCATCTTGTTTGCTTTCAGCATATAGTTGTTCTGCTTCTGTTATTTTAAATTTATTATTTAAATCATTCTTTGCTTGCACAAGTTGATTATCTATATTTTTAACATCACCACTTAAATCGCCTATGTAATCAAACTCTCCACCACCAGATAAGTTTTTAAGATTTAATTTTGTATCTTCTAGACCTTGAATCTTTGCTAATTGATTTTTGTAATCAATAGTTCTTCCTACAAGCTCACCTGTCTCATCACCAAAAATCCTTGAAACCTTACTCATTTCTGCTGCTTTAGTTTGATCTCCAGGTAATAGATAATCACCTGCTCTTAATCCTGCTTCTGCAAAAGTATCTCCCATACCAACTCTAACAAGAGAATCTGCAGCAACATACATTGCTTCCGGTATGATACCAAATTTCATAATATTTCTTCCAAGACCAGCTGTTCTTTTTAAAAGTTTAGCAAAGTCATCTGCTTTATCTACAGGAACTTTACCTGAGTTTATAACTGCAGATCCTGATTTAAAACAATCATCTATGTTAGGGGTTCCTGACTGAAGACCTATACGTCCGCCATCTGCTTTTGTATTACTAAACACGGAACACGTGCCACCACCTAAACTAGCTATTACTTGTTTAATTATTTTTTCGTCTACTTTAGGAATTTCTAGTTTTCTCCCTGTAGGAAATACTTCTTTTAAAAGTTTTTTGCCTTCTTCAGTTTTTTTTAATTCGTCTAGTTTTGCGCTAGAAATATTTTGTTCATTTAAATTTTTAACTAACTCTTCGGCCAAACCTGACTGTGTTTTTTTAGCAATGCTAGTTGCTCCAAAATCTAATTTTTTATTTGATCCTTTTCCAATATTAACATTAAGGTCTTTTGCAAGTTTTTCTATTTGTTTTATTTTTTTAATGTCTTTAGTGTCAGCTAGTAAAGCTTTGTCATAAGCCATACTTAGACTCTGTTTAAAACCTCTATTATAATTGCTACTAATAGGG